TAAAGACCTTGTAGAAAATTATGCTGAGATTTCTGGTGAACAGTCTCGAAGTAACGTCTGTTCTAAAAGATTCTCAGCATAACTTTTTTCTGCGCATAAAGCATATTATGTTGAGCTCAACATAAGGCTTGGAACCTCCACGCCACCTTCACCAAGGGCACGATTGAATTCCGGCTTTTCCAGTTTGCCGACCCCAGCGACGGCAAGCAGAACGGACTTCACGCCGGTGAGCTGAAAGCCTACATCCAGCTTTGCCTCGCAATGAGCCAGCTTGCCAAGATGGTGAAGACCGCAAGCCCCAAGCCCCAGCAGACTGACAATGAGAAATACGCAATGCGGTGCTGGATGCTTCGGCTGGGTTTCATCGGGGACGAGTTCAAAACAGCACGGGAGATCCTTCTGCGGAATATGGAGGGCAACGCAAGCTGGCGCAACGCATAAGCGCCGACTTGCACGGGCACCTATCGGGCGGGCAACCGCCCTTTAGGCGGTAGAAGGAGGGCGATACGCCATGAAAAATGAAACCAGAGAAACCGCACCCGGCAGAACGTTCCGGGTGGTCATCATCGAGACCCTCAAACGGGTGGTCGAGGTCAACGAATCTGAGATCAAGGAACCCACGATGGATGAGGCCGTCCAGGCGGTCAGCGACTGGTGGCACAACGGACAGATCGTTCTGGAAGCTGAGGACTTTGACGGCGTGGACTTTTCCGCAGCGGAAGGCGGTGAGGTCGGTGATTGATCACTTCCGGTTCGACAAGGGCGGGATCAGCAGAAAGCCGTCCCGGTACTATCTTGCCTACGGCAGCAACCTTGACATGGAGCGGATGGGGCACAGATGCCCCTATGCGGTGCCGGTCGGTGTTACCGAAATCTACGGATACCGACTCCTGTTCAAGAAAAGCAAGACTGGGTGCTACGCCACCATCGAGCAGGATGCCAATGAAAGCGTCCCAGCTGTGGTATGGCTGCTTTCCGAGTTTGATGAACTGCTGCTGGATCGGTATGAGGGCTGCCCTCGGTACTATTACAAGAAGCAGTTCCAGCTTCCCGTCTGGAATCTGGATGGGCATCGGATGAAGAAGCCGAAAACCTGTATGGCATACATCTTGCACGAAGAAAGGCAGCTCGGCTGCCCCAGCCATGAGTATTTCGACTTATTGGCAGACGGGTATACGGAGTGGGGATTCCCGACAGATACATTGCACAGTGGGCTGTCTTCCAGCATCGGAAAGGCGGCAGCGGTGGAGTTCCTCAAGGAAATCGACTGAGTACAATTTTGCCAATCCTGTGAGGAAATCATTGTGCAGGATATAATGCACATTGGCCTTGCTATTCGGGCAAAACAGAGGCATATATAGCATACCGCCAGACAACAGCGGAAACGAAAGGAGCAAGCGACTATGAACGAAAAGAAGTATTACATCGCATACGGCAGCAACTTGTCGGTGGAGCAGATGGCACAGCGATGCCCGGATGCCCGCATTGTGGGCCAGACTGTTCTGGAAGACTGGGAGCTGGCCTTCCACGGCTGCGCGACCATCCTGCCGAACAAGGGAAAGAACACACCGGTCCTGGTGTGGGAAATCTCCGCTGGCGATGAGAAGAACCTCGACATCTATGAGGGCTTCCCGCACTACTACCGCAAGGAAAATATGACGGTCGAGGTGGTGAGCAAGGATGCGGAGCCCATGACCGTCACCGCCATGGTCTACATCATGGAACACGACTATGGGCAGAAAATGCCGAGTCTGTACTACTATCGAGTCCTTCACGATGGCTATAAGGCATTTCATTTCCCGATGCACATCTTGGAGGGCGCACTGAAGAAGTGTACCAACAACAAGAAACTCGCGGAGAAGATGATCAAGGAGGTGCAGGGATGAGATTTCCGGATAGAAAGACCGTAGAAACTCTGCGGACACAGTTCCCGGTCGGCTGCCGTGTGGTGCTGGACCGAATGGAAGATGCCCAGGCACCGGCCTTGGGTACGCAGGGAACCTGCCGTGGTGTGGACGATGCCGGCAATGTGATGGTTTCCTGGGATACAGGCGGCAGCCTGAACGTTGCTTACGGCGCGGACAGTTGCCACCGTGTGGCGTCCGAGGCCGAGGTAAAGGAAGCGCTCGACCACCTCGGTAAGACGCGACAGACGGGCCCACGTTGCCCACGGTGCGGCGCTGAGCCGGACTGTTACGACCACCAACAGCAAGCCCTCAGCCGCTACGCAGAGATCATGGTGTGCAACACTTGCGGTACGGTCGAAGCGATGGAAGACTTTCTTGGGGAAAAGACATCGCTGACCGACTGGGCGATCGTGAAAGCGGGGTGGGTCGAATGAAGGTGCTTTTGATCGAGCCGATGGAACATCCGAAGGAGATCGATATCCAGCCCACGCTGGAAGAGTACTATAAGGTGCTGGACTGCGACTGCATCACGGCGACATACCCGTGGCCGGAACCGGTCGCCCTGGTCACGGATGACAACGGACTGTTTACGGATAAGCTGTTCAGCCGGTATATCCGGGAACTGAAACAGCCGATCCGAGGCAGCTTCTTCCTCTGCGGGTTAGGCAAGGAAGACTTCACGGACTTGCCGCCGGAACTCATGGACAGGTTCAGAAAACGGTTCTGGAATCCGGAACTTTTCGTTCAGACTGCGTCGGGACTCGCCGCCATCCAAACCAGCGACGGCACACAGCCCGAATAAAGAAAACGGCCCCTTCTGCCTAGGCAGGAGGGGCTGGCTTGTGGGCTGGTGGGGGCCTCGGATCATCGAGAACCCTTTCCCAGTTTACTGTATATTAGCTCTGGTTTGCAAGAATAGCAAGCCGGGAAAGAGCAGGATCTTCCACGATCTTTGGGCAGCAGAACTGTGTATATGGTCAACGGAAAACGGGGACAACGAGGAACAGCCCCAGCCTTTGCTGGGGGTTCCTTGGCGGATTCCCTTAAAGGAAATCCCGCATGCTCATGCCGACTTCGTAGAGCTGCTGCTCAAGGCTCATGTAATGCCATTCTTCTTCCTCGTCCTCTTCCTCCTCCAATTCTTCGGGGAAGGGGTCATGCTTCCAACCGCCCTTGCGGTATTCCTCTTCGCGGATGTCGTTGCGGTCGAAAATGTCCAGCTCGTATTCTTCTTCAAGCTCTGCAATGCGGTCCTCGATGATGCTTTCAATCTCGCTGATGGTCTTTTTCATGGTGGTTGCCTCCGTTTTCCGTGTGTGTTTTCCTTTCGGTGTCTGTATATTCGCTCTAAAACACATATTTATCAAGGCCATTTATCGACATAGATCCACCAAAGATATGGGCAGATGATCGTCGATAATATGACGTTTTATGGCCTTGCTATTATGCCGGAACGACGGTAATATGCACATACCGAAACGGAAAGGAAGGAAAAAACATGGAACGCTACACCTACGAGATCACTTTCACCCGGCTGGACGGCCAGCCCGACGAGACCCAGCAGTACACCGATGAGGGCTTTGCCAGAGAATGCTTCCGGCTTTTCGATGAGCCGGACAGCACCGAGCTGTACAGCCGCATCCGCCTGACCCGCCACGACTGGGAAACCGGCACGGACGAGGTTCTGGAGACCTTGGAATTCTGAAAGGGGAGAACGAACATGAAAATGGAACTGGACAAGAAGCTGGACACGATCCGGCTCAATGTATTGGCCGCCAATTTTGGCGACCTTGCCACTCGCCGTCAGATGATTCAGGAGTTCGGGGATTACCCGGATGCCCTGTGGGGTGTCAATGAAAATGGGGAGAAGGTGATGCTCAGCATCCGGAAGAACGGCATCACGGAGCGTGTGTTCCAGTCGAATCGGTGGGTTCGGGTCAACGAATACGACGCCGACGGCTGTGAGGCTGGCGAGACCTACGAAGGGCGCTGGGCAGAGTGCCCGAAACCCACGGCGCCGGATACGGATGAGGAACTGGAGCTTTCGGATGCCCAGAGTGCCCGCAACGATGAGATCTACAACGCTGCGTATGAATTCTGCAAGGTCATGGCGGAGGATGACCACCTTGAGTGGAACATGGAGATCCTCGGAGAACTTGCAGACCTTGCCGCCGAGCTTCTGACCCGGCACGGCAGTCGTGTGCGCTACCCTGCGGTGGTCACCGAACCGGACGGAAGGCAGTATATCGAGGAATACCACGGCGGCGAAAAGTGACACATTTTCCGGAGTGATGGGCTAGATGATCGTGTACATTAGCCGCTTGCTTTCACCCCTGAGTGACGGTAATATACAGTCACAAAAACGAAGGGAGATAAACACCATGACCTACACGAACATCCGACTTTTCACTGCCAACGGCATTCCGGAGGCGCTCAGCAACCTTTGGTACGGCACCGACTGCTCGGTGGTCGAGATCCAGGATGCCATCGAAGATGCCAAGAACGCAGCAGACCTTCTGCGGCGCATCCAGAAGATGAAACTTCTGAAGAAGGTTGCCCTCGACCGGGAAACCGAACAGAAGGTGCGGTTCAAGACCACGGATTGCTGGGGCAATACAAGCTACCTCGAAATCCGCAAGTAAACCGGACGGATAGGGGCAAGGGGCTGGGAAACCGGCCTTTTGCTCGTGTCCGTCCAATGTCATATCGCCCGAATGTACACAAATCTAGGGGCGAATGATCGTGTATCATAGCCGCTTGATAGTGTGCGAAAGTGACGGTAATATGTGCATACCGAAAGGGAAAACCCCACGGAAAACACAAAAAACACGCTGGAGGATACGACAATGACGAAGAATGAAAACCGCATCAATAAGCTTTTCGAGGAACTGGTTCCCACAAGCGGCAAGGCGGATAGCCTCGCCGGAGAACTGGTCAGAGCCACCGCACGGATCGGGTACCGATTCTTCAACGATGGCGACATGGTCAACCAGGGCTACGGCAAAGAAACCTGCAACCCCGCGGCCCGGTTCCTGATCGCCAAGGGCAACGCAGAGATCAGCAGCCTGACCGTAGCCCTTTGGGAGATCTTCAGCGAGGATGCCTACGAAAAGGTTCTGGATACCCTTGAAGGTGCGGTTGCCGACTACATCAAGCAGAACCCCGACCTTCGCAGCCAGCCCACCAAGGATATGTGGGATTTCCGCGATATGGCGGAAGACTGGGACGACAGCTGCGATGAGGAAGAAGACTACGACGACTGCGAAGATGACTACGATGAGGAAGAAGACTACTGAGCAGAAAACTGCGGGGGGGGCTTGCCTGAAAGGGCGGCCCCTTTTCCTGTGCTAGGGCTCTCAAATATACACCGATCCTGGCGTGAATGATCGTGTAATCTGCGGCCTTGCTATCTGCGGGACGTGACGGTAATATACAGTCACAAAAACGAAAGCGAGGTACATAGACATGAAAAAGCAGACCCTGACCAGGAAGCAGCAGAAAGCCCTGCTGGACATCGCAAAGCGCCTGATGGTGGAGGTGGAAAACCGAGGCGACCTTGAAGCGCGCGGCTGCGACAGCGAGGATTTCATCGAGGTTCCCGTCTGGGGCATCCAGAAAGCCATGGAGGAAGCCTACCTTCTGGGCAAGGCGGAGAAGTAAGCCCGACACAGCCCCCACAAAGGGGGCGCAGATGCAAGCCAACAAACTCCCCCAACCAAACCGCACAAGCCCCACACAGGGGCTGTGTGGCGAGGTGGTGGGGCAACGGAGGAATGAGTATGAACGACGAAAGAGTCATGGACCTTATCGTGGACATCTACAACAATATGAATGACGAGGATAAGGCTGGCTTCACGCTGGAATCTGCCAAGGAGATGGTCAAGGACCAGATTGAAATTGATTTTTCCCAAGGTCGTGAGCCGCTGGAATACGACCCCCAGCTCTTTTATGAAGTAATCCGGGAATTCATTGAACAGGATGCCGAGGACGGAGAGTGATGTACATTCTGCCCGGTATTCCGGGCGGATGATCGTGCAGCATAGCCGCTTGCTATCCTCCCCACATGACGGTAATATGTGCATACCGAAAGGGGAAGACCCTACGGAATGAAAAAACACGGAGGATTTCACCATGAAGAAGCATCTGAACAACTTCCCGGAACACAGCATCAGCATCGAGAGCTACTACGACCTGCTCAGTCCCTGCAACGACAGCATCCTGCAGTTTGGCGACCGGGTTCTGGTTGCCAAAACGAACTGGAAGGGCGGCGTGGAGGCTGCGGTTTACGGATTCGCTGAGGACCCCAAGGAAGGGCTTTCATCGATCGAGTGCCGGCTGGAACTGCTGAAGATTTCGGATGAGGTCTTCTCGGATGCCGGACACGCCATCGAATGGTGCATCCGGAACGCGCACTGAGATATGGGCGGGGGCTCCCTGCGGGGGGCTTTCGCTCGTTGCGGTAAAACTTCCGTGTGCAGGATATACACATATCCGACAAGACTGTGGGCGAATGATCGTGTATCATAGCCGCTTGATATACTACCCCAGTGACGGTAATATACAGACACCGAAAGGGAAAACAAACACACGGAGGATACAGACTATGATGAAGAACGCAAAAACCTACCTTACCCGCATCCAGGCAGCCGCCACCGAGCGAGACCTGACCGGCATTGAGATCGCCTTCAAGCAGGACATGAGCATCAACTGCGATGACCTTGGCAGACTTTGCCGGGCAGCCGAGGACAAGCGGTACACTCTGCGGAACAACGCCGAAACCATGCGGCTCAAGGACATCCTTTTCCAGCGGACAAAGGCCGAGATGGACGCCTACCACGACATGAGCCGAAAGCCGGAAAGCTGGACAGCCGAGGACATCGCCCACCAGCGCATCCGCTTTTGCAGCATCTGGCAGGTCATCGAGGAAGCCGAGCTTGCCGACGAGTACGAAGCATGGAAGGAAGCCAACCCCAACGCATAACTCACAAAGGACACACGCCCCGCAGGGGGCTGTGTCTCGTATCCACCGTGTTTGATATACAAAGGACTTCTTCGGAGGTCCTTTTTCTTATACCAATTTTTGAAGAAGGGAGGGAAAGCCCATGGCTACCAGAGGCAGAAAACCGAAGCCGACCGCCATGAAGGAACTTGAAGGCAATCCGGGCAAGCATCCGCTGAATACCAGCGAACCGAAGCCTACAAAGAAGGCACCGGCGTGTCCGAAATGGCTGGAGCCGGAAGCAAAAAAGGAATGGCGGCGGCTTGCCAAGCAGATGGAAGCCATCGGCATCCTGACCGAAGTGGACATGGCTGCCTTCGCCGGCTATTGTCAGGCATACGCACGATGGAAGGAGGCGGAAGAATTCATCACCCAGCACGGTTCCATCGTTAAGACACCGTCCGGGTACTGGCAGCAGGTGCCGCAGGTGTCCATTGCCCAGACGTATCTGAAGATCATGAACCGATTTGCTGAACAGTTCGGTCTGACGCCTTCTTCCCGAAGCCGGATCATTGCATCGGACGGCAGCCAAACGAGTGCCGCCGACGAGATGGAAAGCCTGCTGGGAGGTGACGGATAATGGCAGAGACACGCCCTAAGAATTACCCGACGCTCAAGAACTACAAGCCCAGCCGGTTCATGCTGCCGACCTCCCATTACGATGCAGAAAAGGCTGACCGGGCTGTGCGGTTTATAGAGAACCTGCGTCACACCAAAGGCAAGTGGGCAGGCAAACGGTTCTGGCTATTGCCATGGCAGGAACAGATCATCCGGGATGTGTTTGGCATCGTGGACGAGCGTGGCAACCGTCAGTTCCGCACAGCGTATGTCGAGATCGGCAAGAAAAACGGCAAGTCCGAGCTGGCCGCTGCGGTAGCACTGTATCTGCTGTTTGCCGATAACGAGCCCTCCGCAGAAGTCTATGGCGCAGCCGCCGACCGTCAGCAGGCATCCATCGTCTTTGACGTTGCCAACCAGATGGTGCAGATGACGCCGGCACTTATGAAACGCTGCAAGATCATGGCGGCAACCAAGCGTATCGTGAACTACAGCAATGCCGGATTCTATCAGGTGCTTTCAGCGGAAGTCGGTACGAAGCATGGCTTGAACGTGTCCGGGCTTGTGCTGGATGAGGTCCATGCCCAGCCCAACCGCAAGCTCTACGATGTTCTGACCAAAGGTTCCGGTGATGCCCGTGAACAGCCGCTGTTCTTCCTGATCACCACGGCCGGCACGGACAAGGAGAGCATCTGCTATGAGCTGCACATGAAAGCCCTTGACCTGTTGGCTGACCGCAAGATCGACCACACATTCTATCCGGTGGTCTATGGACTGACCGATGAAGATGACTGGCATGATGAAGCCAACTGGTACAAAGCCAATCCCTCACTGGGACAGACCATCCAGATCCAGCGTGTCCGGGATGCTTACCAAGAGGCACTGGACAACCCAGCAGAGGAGAATGTATTCAAGCAGCTCCGTCTGAATATGTGGGTGTCCTCACTGACCCGATTTATCCCGGAACACATCTATGACCTCGGCAACCAACCAATCGATATGGAAGCTCTCAAAGGCCGTGACTGCTACGGTGGACTGGACTTGTCCAGCACCGGTGACATCACGGCTTTTGTGCTGATGTTCCCACCCAGAACCTCGGAGGAAAAGTACATCATGCTGCCGTTCTTCTGGATTCCGGAGGATACGATTCCGCAGCGGGTGCGCAGGGCATCTGTGCCATACGATGTCTGGTACCAGCAAGGGTATCTGATGGCGACCGAAGGAAATGTCATCCACTACGGATTCATAGAGAAGATCATTGAGGAACTTGGAAACACATACCACATTAGAGAAATTGCCTTTGACCGATGGGGAGCGGTGCAGATGACCCAGAACCTAGAGGGGATGGGCTTTACCGTTGTGCCTTTCGGACAGGGGTTCAAAGATATGAGCCCGCCTACCAAGGAGTTCTATAAGCTCCTGATGGAAGGACGTATCGTTCACGGCGGCAACCCCATCATGGCATGGATGGCCGGCAATGTGGTCGTGGACACCGATCCTGCCGGCAATATCAAGCCTACCAAGGCAAAGTCGCCGGAGAAAATTGACGGTATCGTCGCTGCGATCATGGCACTGGACCGCTGCATCCGAAATGAAGGACAGCAGCAGGGAAGCATCTACGATGAGCGTGACATGATCGTTTTTTGATACAAAAATCATGGAGGACAAGTTTATGAAGTATCTGATGAGTGCAGAATGGTGGCGCGCAGCAAGTATCCGCGCCGCAAAGACCATGTTCCAGACCGGCGCGGCGCTGGTCGTGACCCAGATGCCCAGCGGTACGGTGGACTGGATGGCGGTAGGCAGCGCGGCGATCGTGGCTGGCGTGGCCTCCCTCGGAACCAGCCTGGCCGGTCTGCCTGAGCTGGAGAAGGGGGATAACGCCTGATGACATTCTGGGAATGGCTGGGTTTTGAAAACCCAAGAGACTCTCCCCAACCTGAAACCCCATCACCGAAAGAAGGTCTGCCCCAGGTTACGGACAATGTCCGTGATTCCGGGCAGACCTTTGTGTTTGGCCGATCCAATGCAGGGGAACAGGTGGATGAAAAGGCGGCCATGCAGATCCCGACTGTGTATGCCTGTGTCCGACTGTTGGCAGAATCCATTGCTGCCTTGCCGCTGCACTTGTATCGGATAACGGACGAGAACGGCAACAAGGAAAAGGCAAGAGATCATCCGCTGTACAAGATCCTGTACAGACAGCCCAACCCGGAAATGACGTCCTTTGTGTTTTGGGAGACCCTGATGACCCATCTGCTCCTCTGGGGCAATGCCTACGCACAGATCGTCCGGGATGGAAAGAACACGGTACTGGGTCTGTATCCGCTGCTGCCGGAAAACGTCGAAGTGGATCGCGATGAAAGCGGAGAGCTGTACTACATCTACCACGCCTATACGGATGAAGTTCCGGGAGAGCAGAACAAGGATATCTACTTTCGCCGGGATGAGATATTCCATGTGCCGGGGTTGGGCTTCAATGGGCTGATCGGTTTTTCACCGATCGCTATGATGAAGAACAGCCTCGGCACTTCCATTGCGGTGGACAAGTACGGCTCGGCGTTCTTCAAGAACGGCGCACAACCCAGCGGTGTGTTGGAACATCCCGGCGTCATGAAAGACCCGAACCGTGTCCGGGACAACTGGGAAGCAGCTTACGGCGGTGCGGCAAATGCGCATCGGGTGGCTGTTCTCGAAGAGGGCATGACCTACAAGCCTGTGTCGCTGCCGCCGGAGGACAGTCAGTTCCTTGAATCCAAGCAGTTCTCTGTGACGGAAATCTGCCGTATCTTTCGTGTGCCGCCGCATCTGGTAGCGGATCTGTCCCATGCGACCTTCTCCAACATCGAATACCAGTCGCTGAACTTCGTGATGCATTCCCTGACTCCGTGGATCGTCCGCATCGAGCAAGGCATCATCAAGGATCTGCTGCTGGAGGAAGAACAGGATACCTATTTCCCGAAATTCAATGTGGATGGTCTGCTTCGGGGTGATTACCAGAGCCGGATGAACGGCTACGCCACCGGCATCAGCAACGGTTTCCTGTCTCCCAACGATATTCATCGTCTGGAAAACATGGACCTGATCCCGGCTGATCAGGGCGGTGACGACTACTACCTGAACGGCGGCTATGTGAAGTTGAAAGATGCAGGACTGGCGCAGCAGAACAAGGCAGCCGCGGCCCAGCAGAATCAGCATCAGCAGACACAGCCGGAGGAAGAAAAACCTGACAGCGAAAACCGGCAGAGTGAGAGTACGCCAAAACGACAGAAGGAAAGGAGAGCAAGATGAAAAAGTTCTGGAACTGGATCAAGGACAGTGACGAGACCAGAACCCTCCGGCTGGAAGGCCCCATCGATGAGGAATCTTTCTGGGGAGATGAGATCACTCCGCAGATGTTCCGGGATGAGCTGAATGCCGGTGAGGGTGATGTGACCGTCTGGATCAACAGTCCGGGCGGCAATGTGTTTGCTGCTGCCGAGATCTATACCATGCTCAAGGACTACAAGGGCAGCATCACGGTCAAGATCGATGCGATTGCTGCATCTGCGGCATCCGTTGTTGCCATGGCCGGTGATGTTGTTCAGATGAGCCCCGTTGCTATGCTGATGATCCATGACCCCAGCACCGTGGCGATGGGCAATACCAAGGATATGGAAAAGGCCATCGAGGTGCTGAACGAGGTCAAGGAAAGTATCATCAACGCCTACGCATCCAAGAGTGGCCTGTCCCATGCCCGAATCGCAAACCTCATGTCCAACGAAACGTGGATGAATGCGAAGAAAGCCGTGGAATTGGGCTTTGCGGATGAAATCCTTTTCTCAAAGAAAGAGGATGAACCTGACAGTGACCCGGCGAACCTCGATAAGCCGGAGAAGACTCCCGATGAAGAACCGGGCGAGGGCGAAGAAAAGAAGCCGTTCCAACAGGATACGGCAGGGCACCTTTTCTCCAGCCGTCAGATGGATCTAATCGTCCTGAATCGTCTGGGAGTCAAGCCTGATACTCCTGCGGCTCAAACGGAGCCGCCCAGTGATCCCCCTGCGGAGGCCGGTCCTGTCCTTGACATGGACGGCAAGACGGAGGAAGGGGATTACTCCTATAACGTCCTGATGAAACAGCTGGAGTGCATGAAATGATGCGCCCCGGCTTTTTTCATGCCGAAAACACGAAATTCATGGAGGTATACGACTATGAGTAAGATTCTGGAACTGCGCACCAAGCGCAATACCCTCTGGGAGCAGACCAAGGATTTCCTGGAAAAGAACCGCGGCGATAACGGTCTGGTCAAGGCCGAGGCTGTGGAGCAGTACAACAAGATGGCACAGGAGGTCAAGGACCTAGGTGCTGAGATCGAGCGTTTGGAACAGCAGGCACAGATCGAGGCACAGCTGTCTGCGCCCACTTCTAACCCCGTCCATGCCGATCCCAAGAACGGTGCAAAGAAGGATGTCAAGCCGACTGCCACTGCCGAGTACGCCGAGAACTTCTGGAACATGATCCGCAACCGTGGTCATTACGGTGAGGTTCGCAACGCTCTGTCCGTGGGCGAGGACACCGAAGGAGGCTTTACCGTTCCTGATGAGTTCGAGAAGAAGCTGGTGGAGGCACTGGAGGAGAACAACATCTTCCGCGGCATGGCGACTGTCATCCGTACCAGCTCCGGAACCCGCAAGATCCCCATCGCAGAGGATACCGGCGAGGCAAGCTGGATCGATGAGGGCGAGGAGATCCCCGAAAGCGATGCGACCTTCGGCCAGACTATGCTGTCCGCCTACAAGCTGGGCACCATGATCAAGATTTCCAACGAGCTGCTGAACGATTCCGCCTTTGACCTCGCCACCTATATTGCCCGCCGTTTCGGTGTGCGTATGGGTAATGCCGAGGAGCGCGCCTTCATCACCGGTGACGGTGTTGGTAAGCCTCTGGGTCTGCTGGCTGAGACCGGCGGCGCAAAGGTCGGTGTCAAGGCTGCCAAGCAGGATGCTGTCACCTTTGATGAGATCTTCAAGCTGTACTATGCGCTGAAGGCTCCTTACCGCAAGAAGGCGCAGTTCCTCTGCAACGAGGCACTGGTGCTGCAACTGATGACCATCAAGGACAACAACGGCAACTATATCTGGAAGCCGGGTCTGGAGATCGGCAAGCCCGATACTCTGCTGAACCGTCCCCTGAAGACCTCCGCCTTTATGCCGGAGATCAAGGGCGGCAACAAAGTCATGGCCTTTGGTGACTACAGCTACTACTGGGTGGCTGACCGCCAGAACCGCACTTTCCGTCGCCTGAACGAGCTGTATGCCCGCACGGATCAGGTCGGCTTCCTGACCACCCAGCGTGTCGATGGCAAGCTGATTCTGCCCGAGTCCGTGCAGCTCCTCCAGATGGCTGCCGGCGGCTGATAAGAGAGGGGGATGACCAATCATGGCACTGATCCCGCTTTTTGAAGCGAAGACCTATCTGCGCGTGGACAGCGGGGATGAAGATGCCCTGATCGGCATTCTGCTTTCCTCGGCCGAGCAGATGTGTAAGGATGTGGGCCGGCTCACGGACGACCAGTGGGAGGCAGTCAATGCCGCTGACCGGGATGCCGAGAACGGGGTCACACCGACGAGGGAGCTGGAAGCCCTCCGCAGCACTTGCCGTGTGGCAATTCTGTATGCGCTGGGCTATTTGTACGAACACCGGGACGAAGCGGACCATAAGCAGTTGATGCTGACGCTCCGTTCGATTCTGTTTGCTGTGAGGGAGGGGATGTTCTGATGATCGATAAGCTGAACGAGAGGATCACGATCCAGCAAAGTAAGCACATGACCGATAAGGTCGGAAATCATCGGAACGCATGGGTGGATTATTACACCTGCTTCGCCTACGCTTCGACCTTTGAGGCGCAGGAGGATGAAGGTGAAGTCACGGCCGAACAGAAAAGCGTGGTGTTCACGGTACGTTGGTGCAGTGAGGTCAATAAGCTGACCTCCACCGGTTTCCGGGTCCTGTTCCGTAGGGAGCTTTACGACATCACGTCCGTGGACCCGATGAACTATGGTAAAAAGACCATCAAGCTGCATTGTCGGCTGGAACGGAGGCAGAAATGAGCAAGACCGTGAGCATTGACGGGATGGCAGAAGCCATCAATGAAGGCTTGCAGGAATATGCAAAGCTGGCATCCTCCGAGGTCAAACGGGCTGTTCGAAAGTCGGCCAAGACGGTCAAGGAACAAATCGAGACAGGCGCACCGTCTCGGACAGGTCGGTATAAATCCAGTTGGGTGGCAACAAAACAGGAAGAATCCAGCCAGAGCCTCCAGATGGTCGTCCATTCCAAGGAGCGATACCAATTGGCGCACCTTTTGGAAAATGGGCACGCCAAGCGCGGCGGTGGGCGTGTGGCGGCAAGACCGCACATTGCTCCTGCCGAGCAGGAGGGTGTCGAGCTGCTCCAAAGCCTCATCGAGAAAGCACTGAAGTAGGAGGCACCATGACCCACGCAGAAGTCAAGGCAATGGTGGAAGAAATGGGGCTGCCCTATGCGTATGACCATTTCGCAGAAGGGGAGAGTCCCGATCCACCGTTCATCTGTTTCCTGTACCCGAGAGCGAAGAACTTCGGCGCAGACAACCTCGTGTACCACCATTTCAATCGGCTGGCTATCGAGGTATACACCGATTACAAAGATCCGGATACAGAGGCAGCAATCGAAGAAGTCCTGACCGCCCACGAGCTTTTCTATGAAAAGAGCGAGGTGTGGATCGAGACGGAAAAGATGTACGAAGTCCTGTATGAACTGACCGTGTGAGTCAGCCGCAGGGCTGTTTTTATGGAGGAGAAGCAATGGGCAAGAAAAGCAACAAGGTCAAGTACGGCCTGAAAAACTGCCATTACGCCAAGGCGACCTTTGACGAGGACGGCGGCGTTACCTACGATACCCCGGTACGCATCCCCGGTGCGGTCAGTCTGTCCCTGGATGCCAATGGTGATATCGAACCGTTTTATGCGGACAATATCGCCTACTATGTCGTGAATAACAACTCCGGCTATGAAGGTGACCTGGAAATCGCCCTGATCCCGGAGTCCTTCCTCACGGATATCATGCACGAGGAACTGGATGGCAACGGTGTTCTGGCAGAGAACGCTAACGCAGAACTGGAGCATTTCGCCTTTCTGTTTGAGTTTGATGGCGACCAGCGGCATATCCGCCATGTTATGTACAACTGTGTGGCAAGCCGTCCGTCCATCGAAGGTGATACCAACGAGGACAGCAAGGAGGTCAAGACCGATACCCTGACATTGCAGGCAACGCCGCTGGCAAACGGTTATGTCAAGGCCAAGACCGGCACCAATACCAGCGATGATGTCTACAACAAGTGGTACGAGAAGGTCTACGAGCCGCAGTCTGAGGCATCCAGTGTGGTGACTGAGGAGTCTGATCCTCAGGGCTGATGAAACCGAGGCAGGGCTTCGGCTCTGCCACTACATGAAAAGGAGTTTATGAATTATGAAGAGTCGTCGTGTATTTTCCCTGTTCACTGCCATCTTCGTGGCCTTCCTGCTGTTCCAGTCGGTGACCATCGTCCCAACCGGCTACACGGGCGTGAAGACCAGCTTCGGCCAGATTCAGGAGACTACCATCCAGAGTGGCAAGCTCAACTTCACCATTCCGTTTGTCCAGAGCATCCACACCGTAAATAACAAGCAGCAAGACAAGCACATCGAGGCCCAGATCTGGGGTGAAGCCTCCGACAAGACTCCGGTGTATGCCGCAGATGTCATTGTGACCTATCAGGTGCTCCCGGAAAAGAGTGCATGGCTGTATGCCAATGTATCCGACACCAAGAATCTGGTTGGTGACGAGTTGGTGGCATCTGCCATCAAGTCCGCCATGGCCGAGCTTGGCCCCAATGAGGTCACCAACCGCACCAAGATCGAGCCGCTGGCACAGCAGAAGCTGGCAGAGTCCCTGAACCAGAAGTATGGCGAGGGTGCTGTGTTCATCAATAAGGTGGTCATCAACAACATGGATTTTGAAGAGGCGTATAACACTGCCATCCAGCAGAAGTCCATTGCCCAGCAAAACGCCGACAAGCAGAAAATCGAGAATGAGGCCGCCATTGCAAAGGCAGAAGCCGACAAGCAAGTGGCAATCACCAATGCCGAGGCGGAGGCACAGAAGACCTCCATTGCCGCAGATGCTCAGGCTGAGGCAAACCGCAAGATTGCAGAAAGCCTGTCTGATACCCTGATCGAGTACCAGAAGATCCAGAAATGGGATGGCAAGCTGCCCACCGTCAGCGGCAGCAATGCACTGGTCAGTATCGACCCGGCAGAGTAAGCACGACACGAACTGAGGGCAGGGCGGAGGCTCTGCCCTTTCTACATGAAATGGAGGATTTGACTTATGGCTATTACGAAGAAAATCGAGATCGATGGACAGCAGGTTGATTTCCGCGCCAGCGCAGCCGTGCCGAGGCTGTATCGCATTAAGTTCGGCCGGGATATCTACAAAGACCTGCGTTCTCTGGAAAAGAGCGTGGGGGATAACGATGAGGAAAGCTCCAGCCTTGACCTGTTTAGTCTGGAGATGTTCGAGAATATCGCCTATATTATGGCGAAGCACGCCCATCCGGACCAGGTGCCGGACACCCCGGATGAGTGGCTGGAAAACTTCAATACCTTCTCTATCTACCAGATTCTGCCTCAGCTGATCGAACTGTGGGGTCTGAATGTCCAGACGGAGGTAGAGGCAAGAAAAAACCTCGCAAAAGTGAGCGGGTAATGACCACCCCGCTCTTCATGCTGCGCTGTGTGCAGCTCGGTATCAGCATCGCCGACCTCGACTTGCTGACCATCGGGTTGGTCAATGACATGTTCACAGAGCGGCAGAACGATGAGTATCCGTATCAGGAGCTGGCATCGCAGGCTGACTTTGACCGGTTCTAACCAAGCTTTCGTGCTTATAATGATTACGAAATAAGCACGAAGGTTTGTGAGGATAAAGAAAAATCCCCCAGCCGTGCACAGCTGGGGGAGAAAGAAGGCGGCCCGAAGGTCATCTTCCCGGTCTCAGACCTCGCAAGGTTACTGAAACCTAATCACTATTGAATTATAGCCGATTGGGCGCAGATAGTCAACCAAGTATATCGTGTTTGCGAACTCTCTTCTGGGCAAGTTCATAAACCTCTTCATCTGCGCGAACTCCGATGACAATTATCATCATGGCTGTTTCAGTGCGACGAAGCTGGTAAACAATGCGCAGACCAGCAGAGCGAAGTTTGACTTTCATTAATCCTGCAAGGCTGGTGCTGCTATGATTGCCGAGAGGCTTTCCGTAGCCGTTTTCATCGACAGGAAGAGGGTTCTGCTGAACCTTCTTGATTGCTTTTAACACAAGATTGCGTTGGCTTCCATCCAGCCCTTTGAGGTCCTTTTCTGCTTCCGGGAGATATTCAACTTTCCAGCTCATTCGATTTCTACCTCGTCAAAACCGGCGAGGTCATCATCGGTGACACCGAGCCGACGGTTCATTTCTTCTTCAGAAATCAAAGTGGTGGGGTCAAAATGAGCCATACGCTCAGAAGCGACAGCCAAAAGGCGAGCGTCATTCAATTCATCCATCAGGCGGACATACTCGTCAGGAGAGATGAGGACGCACTCAGCGGTATTGTTCTTCATGACAACCTTTGCACCGCACTGCTTGACCTCATCAAAAATCTTGCCGGCAAGCCCTCGATTAAATTGGGTGATAGGAACGGTATTGGTGATTGCACTCATAACAGATGCCATAATTGTCAACTCCTTTCTTCACTTGCATTATAGCACGAGTTTGCAAAAACGTCAACAAGAATATCGACTTATTTACTTACAAATATATCGTATGCAAGTTGGTCGAATTTGATACTGACTATCATATTTTATCTCGGCCTATTCGCCTTGTGCGGATGGGCCTTTACTTATGCCCCGGAGGAGGTGGTTATCCACATGGCATCCAGAATCGCAGGCATTACCGTTGAGATCGGCGGCGATACTACAAAACTTTCCAAGGCACTGGAAAGCGTCAACAAAACCATCAAAACAACGCAGTCTGAGTTGAAGGATGTCAACAAGCTCCTGAAACTGGACCCCTCCAATACCGAGACGGTCACCCAAAAGCAGAGGATGCTGAAGGATGCCATCGAAGCCACCAAGGAGAAGCTCACCACCTTAAAGACGGCGGCTGAGCAGGCCAACCAGCAGCTTGCGGACGGTAAGATCACGCAGGACCAGTACGATGCGCTCCAGCGTGAGATCGTGGAGACGGAGCAGAACCTTAAATCCCTGCAGGAACAGGCGGCGGTCACCAATGTGACCCTTGCCAAGATCGATGCGGTGGGAGAAAAGCTCCAGACGGTTGGTTCTCAGGTCGAAAGTGCGGGTAAGAAGTTCCTGCCGGTTACGGCGGCAGTTACTGGCTTAGGCACAGCGGCGGTAAAGACCGCAGCAGACTTCGACCAGGAAATGAGCAAGGTCTCTGCTATTTCCGGTGCAACAGGGGATGACTTTGACCAGCTCCGTGCCAAAGCCCGCGAGATGGGTGCCAAGACCAAGTTCTCTGCCTCCGAAGCCGCCTCCGCTATGGAATATATGGCGATGGCCGGTTGGAAGACCGGGGACATGCTGGATGGCATCGAGGGCATCATGAACCTTGCCGCTGCATCCGGTGAGGATTTGGCGACCACCTCGGATATTGTCACGGATGCGCTGACTGCCTTTGGTTTGTCGGCTGCGGATTCCGGTCACTTTGCGGACATCCTCGCGGCGGCATCGTCCAATGCAAACACCAACGTCAGCATGATGGGCGAGACCTTCAAGTACTGTGCGCCTATTGCCGGTGCGCTGGGCTTCAGTGCAGAGGATACAGCGGAAGCTATCGGCCTCATGGCAAACAGCGGTATCAAGGCATCACAGGCAGGCACTTCGCTGCGATCCATCATGAACAACCTTGCCGGCGAAGTGACCTTTGCGGGCAAGAACATCGGCGAGGTCACCATTGCCACCAGCAACGCAGATGGCAGCATGAGAAGCCTGAACGATATCCTTGCGGACTGCCGTGTGGCTTTCTCCGGTCTGACCGAATCCGAAAAGGCAGCCAATGCCGAATCGCTGGTCGGCAAGAACGCCATGTCCGGTTTTCTTGCCCTGATGAACTCCGGGGAAGGGGATATCAATAAACTCCGTGGTGCCATCGAAAACTGCGATGGTTCTGCGGAGAGCATGGCAGAGACCATGCAGGATAACCTCAACGGTCAGCTCACCATTCTGAAATCCCAGTTGGAAGAGCTGGCTATTTCTTTTGGCGACCTCCTGATGCCCACCATCCGCAAGATCGTGTCGGCGGTGCAGGCATTCGTGGACAAGCTCAACAGTATGGACGACAGCACCAGAGAAACCATCCTCAAGGTGGCAGCTCTGGCGGCGGCCATCGGTCCGCTGCTCATTGTGCTGGGTAAGACCATATCGACAGTTGGTACGGCTCTGCGAGGATTCAGTTCGCTGGCAAAGGGCATCCGGCTGCTCTCCACTAGGGTGGGCAGCGCAAGCGGACTGTTCGGGAAGCTGGGCGCAGCTCTCGGCGGTATTTCGGCTCCCGTCATGGCAGTGGTTGCCGTGATCGGTACGCTGGTGGCTGCATTCATGCACCTCTGGAATACCAATGAGGAGTTCCGCACCGCCATTACGAACATCTGGAATGGCATCGTCGAAAAGGTGCGCGGCTTCTGCGACCAGTTGACCCAGCGGCTCAATGCCCTCGGCTTTGATTTCAAGGATATCGTTGAGGTGCTGAAAGCTGTCTGGGATGGCTTCTGTCAGGTTTTGGCTCCTGTGTTTGAGGGTGCATTTCAGGTGGTATCCACGGTTCTGGGCACCGTCCTTGACACCCTGATTGGTCTGTTTGATGTGTTCTCCAATCTCTTCCAGGGCAACTGGAGCGGAGCATGGGCGGCCGTCAAGGGTATCTTCTCCGGAATCTGGGACGGCATCAAGTCCATCTTCTCTACGGTGCTGGACACCTTGAAGGGTGTAGCGGACGTGTTCCTCGGCTGGTTCGGTACGGACTGGAGTTCGGTCTGGGAGAGCATCAAGGGATTCTTTGAAGGAATCTGGACAGGAATCAGCGAGTTCTTCTCCGGCATCCTGACGGGCATCCAGACCACCGCGTCCAACATCTGGACCGGGATCTCGGATTTCTTTACCGGGGTCTGGACGGGGATCAAGGATTTCTTCGAGGGCATCTGGAACGGCATCGTCTCGTTCTTCACGGGGAAAACCGGGGAGATGGACGAGAACGCACAGTCCACCTTCAGTGGGATCTCTGATTTCCTCGGCGGTATCCTGACCGGCTTGCAGACTGTGTTCTCTACGGTCTGGGAGGCAATCTCCGGCGTGGTCAGCGGCGTTATGGATGCGATTTCGGCGGTCATTTCGACAGTCATGAGCGTCATCTCCGGCGACTGGTCTACGGCTTGGGAGAGCATCAAATCGGCGGCATCGACTGTGTGGGAGGGCATTTCAGGTGTCATTTCCGGCGCGTGGGAGGGAATCTCCTCTTTTGTGTCCGACGCAGTCACCACGCTCGGCTCTGGACTCTCGACCGCATGGGACGGAATCCAGTCCACTGCCTCGTCTGCATGGGATGGCATCAAGAGTGCGATTTCTACAGCTTGGGACGGTATCCAGTCGGGCGTGACCTCTGCGGTCGATACGGTTGCGACCGGGCTGTCCGGGGCATGGGAAGGCATCCAGTCTACGGCAAGCACTGCGTGGGAGGGTATCAAATCCGGCATTTCCAGCGCATGGGAAGGAATCTCTGGATTTTTGGGTGGTATCTGGGATGCCATCACCGGCAAGACCAGCGACTCTACCACCCAGATGAAAACGGATACCTCTAACGCATGGTCCGGCGTGGAGACAGAAGCCCAGAACGCATGGTCGGGTGTGTCTACCTCCGTATCGACTGCCTGTACTGGCATGGCACAGTCTGTGACGAGCCAGATCGACAGCATCAAGGCATCTGTGTCGGCAGCATGGTCCGGTATTGCATCGGACACCACTACGGCATGGAATGCGGTCAAGACCAACCTTACGGCAGCATGGAGCGGCATCACGACTTCTGTGACGTCCAGCCTGAACAGCGTAAAGACCGCAGTCACCAATGGCTGGACACAGCTCCGCACCCTTACAATATCCAGCTGGTCCGGCATCCAGTCGAGCCTGACGGCAAGCTGGAATTCCATCAAATCCGCCAGCACAGCTGCGGTCAGTGCAGTCAAAACGGTTGTCACCAATGGCTGGACGAACCTGCGCACGTTGACAACATCCAGTTGGAGTTCCATCCAGACGGCACTGAACACAAGCTGGAACAGCATCAAGAGCGCAACGACAGCCTCGGTCAACGCAGTGAAAACTTCCGTCACGACCGGGTGGACGAATCTGCGCAGTTTGACAACGTCCAGTTGGAATTCCATCCAGACCGTGCTGAATACGAGCTGGAACAGCATCAAGAGTGCAACCACCAGCTCAGTCAATGCGGTCAAGAGTTCCGTCACGGCGGGGTGGAACAACCTCCGCAGCCTGACCAGCAGCAGTTGGTCGAGCATCCAGTCGGTACTCAGTTCCAGCTGGAACACCATCCGCAGCACGGCATCTTCGGCTGTGAACGCAGTGAAGTCCACGGTTTCTTCGGGCTGGAACGGCGTGAAGTCCACGACCAGCTCTACCTTCTCCAGCGTGCAGTCGGCGGTGTCCGGTGCCATGTCCAATCTGCGCTCCACGGTCTCTTCCGGTGTGTCCAGCATCAAGAGCAGCTTCAACTCTCTCAGCACCATTGCGTCTTCGGCATACAGCTGGGGCAGTGACATCTGCTCCCAGATGGCGGCCGGTGTTCGTGCGGCGGCAGGCTCGGTCGTCCGGGCCGCAGAGAACGTGGCAAGCAAGGTCAGAAGCCTGCTGCACTTCTCTGTGCCTGACACTGGCCCTCTGTCTGATGCGGACGAGTATATGCCCGACTTCATGAAGCTGCTGGCAAGTGGTATCAAGAAGAATCAGGACAAAGTGGTCAAAGCGGTCAAGACATTGTCCGGCTCCATGAGGACCAATCTGAACACACCCGTGGGCGACATGGGCGATAAGGTGAAGTCGGTGGTGAGTGGTTTTGCCACAACGATCTCCGGCAGCACCACGAGGGTCCGTTCTGCGGCAAGCGGGCTGACATCCGGCATCCGAACTGGCCTGATGAGCGGTCTGGAGGGCATGACCAGCGAGTTCCAGTCCGTGTGGAGCGACCTTGAAAAAATCACCAAAACATCGGTCGGCAGCATGAGCGATGAAGTGAAGCAGGGCGTCTCCGACATGAAAACCTCTATCGGAGACCTAAGCAATCAGACCAGTTCTCTGGGCAATGCGATCCGCAGCCTCGGTGACACCTTCAACTCGGATTTTCTGAAAGGTCTGGGTGAGGGTATCGGTAAGGTGGGCGATACGGTCAGCACTGTCACCGGAATCGTGGACAAGCTGGGTTCCATGAAGAGTACCTTCGGCAGCTTGGGCGATACGCTCACGAACCTCGGCAATGCACTGGGAACGGATGGCGGCGGTGGTCTGCTGTCGAAGATGGGGAGTTTCCTGTCGAAGATCGGCAACGCCGATGGCGGGCAGAGCGTCTCAAACTTCGGAAACCTGATCTCCGGGCTGACCTCCAAGATGGGTGGTCTGGGACAAGGTATCACCGGTGTCATCTCGAAGCTGGGCAGCCTTGGCAGTAGCGGAACCGGCATCTTGTCGAACCTCGGCAGCGTTGCGACTGGTGTTCTCTCCAAGCTCGGCGGTGTTGGCAGCAGCCTGTCTGGGCTGCTCTCCGGTGTAGGCTCTACGCTGGGCGGCATCGCTGGCTCAGCCGGTTCTGCGATTGCGGGGCTGTTCGGTTCTGTTGGTACAACGGTGTCTGGTCTTGCAGCCGGTGCAGGCAGTGCATTGGCTGGTATCGCTTCTTCGGCTGGCGGTGTGCTTGCCTCGGCAGGTACAGCACTGGCTGGTCTTGCTGGCCCTGCTGGTATTGCGGTGGCCGCAGTCGGTGGCATCGGTCTTGGGCTGACCGCTCTCTGGAAGAACTGCGATGGTTTCCGTGAGGGTGTGACCAACATCTGGAATAAGGTCACTTCTGTGTTCTCCAATGGTGTGACTGCCATTAAGAACGGCATCTCCAATGCGGCGTCTGCCATTGGCAACGTGGCATCCTCCATCTGGAGCGGCGTCAAGAACGTGGCTTCTTCGGCGGTGAACTGGGGCAAGGATGTGGTCAGCGGTATCGCTGGAGGCATCAAGAAAGGCGTGTCGTGGGTCGGCAATGCCGCTAAGAGCGTGGCAAACGGCATCCGCAGTTTCCTGCACTTCTCGGTGCCGGACGAAGGACCGCTGGCAGATGCCGACACCTATATGCCTGACTTCATGAAGCTGCTGACTGGAGGCATCAAGGCCAGCGAGGGCGGTCTGCTGAAGCAGATCCGGTCTATGGTCTCTAAGGTTCAGCAGGGGATGGCGGGAATCTGCTCCTTCAGCCTGCCGGAGATCAATATGCCCCGGCTGAACACAAGCGGTTGGAATCTTCCGCAGGCTGCTCTGGCCGGCGGCGGAACGACAAAGAACACGAATCTGGGTGGCGTTCACATCACGGTGAACGGCTACAACGCCCGGAACGATAACGAACTGGCACAGATCGTGGCTGACAAGATCAATGAGATGATCGACCAGGACGATTCGGTCTATAAGTAAGAAGGTGATGCGTATGGGCTATTTGCCTGAGAAAAAGACAGTATCCCAGTTTGATTTGAAGGACCGGTTTGCACGGCAGTATCTGTCCTTTGCCGGGAAGTCCAGCAAGGACTTTCTTTTATATTTGTCCGGACCCGGTGTGTATGATTCCCCGGCAGCGGATGTGGAAAGCACCTCAGTCCCTGGCAGAAACGGAGACATCATCAGCGAGAATGCAAGGGCAGGTCGGCGGCGGTATCAGAATGTGGATATCAAGTATGAGGCGTTCTTCTTCAACGGTCTGCCCGCCAAGACCGCAGCGGTCAAGTCGTGGCTACTATCTCCGGTCGGCTACCAGAAATTGCAGGATACCTATGACCCGGACTTCTTCCGAATGGCGGTCTGCACCGAAGCGATGGAGTTCGATGTGACGGCACAGAAAGCCGCAAAGATGGATCTGGTGTTCAATTGCAAGCCTCAGCGGTGGAGTGTGGAAGGACAGAGGACGGTACGGCTGGAAAGCCGGAGCAACCTCATGAACCCCTTCGCATTCCCGTCACAGCCCGTCTTCAAGGTCTACGGAGATTCGGGCGGTGTGCTGTATGTGGGCGATGAATCCATTACCATCCACAGCATTAAGGATTATGTTCTGCTGAATTGCGAGACGCACAATGCCTACAATGAGGGCGGCTTTTGCAATGAGACCATCCTCTCGGATGATTTCCCGGAACTGCCGGCAGGAAAGACGCAGATCGCATGGACGGGCGGTATTACGGCGGTGGAAGTGACTCCGCGCTGGTGGACGCTGTGAGGAAGGAGGTGGAGCGGGATGATCCCTTGTCTGTATGCATCCATGGAGAAAAAGTTTGACAACAACGGCATCGGCAAGATGGCAGATACTCATTCCTGTGTGGTGACGGAAAAGCGCAATGGCAGCTTTGAGCTGGAGATGGTCTACCCAGCAGATGGTATCCATGCGGATCAGCTGGAAGAAGGGAACATCATCCTTGCAAAGCCATCCGACACAGGCAGATCGCAGCCGTTCCGTATCTACAAAATCGCAACGCCGATTGACGGCAAGCTGACTGTCAAGGCAAGGCACATCTCGTATCAGCTAAACTTCATTACGGTTTCTCCTTTTGCCACGACCAGCTGCACCGGTGCGCTGGCGGGGCTGGGAAACCACGCGGCATCCGAGTGCCCCTTTGAGGTCTGGACGGATATCTCCTCCAGCGCCTCTTTTCGGCTCTCGGTGCCGTCCTCTTTTCGGAACTGCCTCGGCGGTATCGACGGCTCGGTGCTGGACACCTTTGGCGGAGAGTACGAGTGGGACCGATACACCGTCAAGCTCCATCATCACCGGGGCGCAGACCACGGCGTGCATATCGTCTACGGCAAAAACCTCATCGACTTCAAGATGGAGAGGAACATTGAGAGCGTAATCACGGGTGTACATCCGTACTGGCAGAATTCCGAGACCGGCGAGGTGACGGAGTTGCCGGAAAAGGTGGTGTTGGTGGAGCAGCGGTCGGTGCCGTACCAGAAGATCACAGTACTGGATTGCACCAGTGGATTTCAGGATAAGCCCACGGATGAGATGATGCGCTCCTTTGCACAGGATTATCTGAAGAACACCAGCCTGACCGAGCCACAGGTGGATATCGACATCGACTTTATCCAGCTCTGGAATACCCCGGACTATGAGGATGTGGTGGAAGCGGAGCAGGTGAGTCTGTGCGATACCGTCCATGTGTTTATTTCCAAGCTCGGCATCGAGGTCAGCTCCAAGGTGACCGAAACACAATACGACTGTCTGCTGGAACGCTACGAAGGCATCACGCTATCGAACTCCACGGTCAGCAGCCGGAACTCGTCACTGACCACGGCACTGAGCAGCATCCGGAACACAGCCAATGAAGCCTACAACACCGCGCTCCGTGTAGAGACCAGCATGGGTGAGCAGATCGGCGGCATTTCCGTGTCGATGGTCTATGACGGCACCCTGCTGGCCGGCCTGTTCGGTCTGCACTACCAGAACGTGACCGAGGTGAACGGCGAAACCGTGCGGTATGCCTTCAATGCCGGGTCACTGGCAAAGTCTACCTTTGCGTGGAAAAACAGCCCAGCGGGATTTTTCATTTCCACGGACGGCGGAAAAACATGGGGCTATGGCTGGGAAAAAGACGATTCCCCGGTCAAGACGGCGTTGCTGCTGGAGAACACTCTGCAGGAGCTGGATGAACGCTATAAGAAAGCCGGAGAACTGACTGAAGAACTGCTCGACCAGTTGGATGAGCGGTATAAGACGGCATCCGCCTTGTCGGAAGAACTCATCAAAAGCCTGGACGCACGCTACGGTACGGCAGATAAGCTGTCCGAGGTGCTGCTTGCACAGTTGGATGAACGATATAAAACCGCGTCTGCCTTGTCAGAAGAGCTGATTAAAAAGCTGGACGAGCGGTACGGAACAGCGGATAAGCTGTCCGAAACGTTGCTTGCGAAACTGGATGAGCGGTATGCTCCGCCCATCTGTGCGCAGGAGGCAGCACCAAAGAATCCGAAAACGAATGCACTCTGGATCGATACAACCGCCCTGCGGCTGAAGCTGTGGGACGGAGAAATTTGGCAGACGGTAGGCTATGAGCCGACAACGCCTGAGCCCGATCCGGATACCCCGACAGAGGGAGGAGGCGAAGAAGATGGCAAACAGGAAGGCGAAAGCAGTGGTACAGACAGCGGAGGAACCGGCGCAGGAGGCACTGGTGACTAAGTCGTTCACGGTGTTTCAGGACGTGGAACTGTCATTCACGGAGAACCTGATCCCGACCCACATCCCGGTCAAGCAGTACGACAACCAAGCCCGAAAAGTGCGGTGTCGGCTGTATCAGAACTCGCTGGAGTATAAGGTCAGTAAAGACACCATCGTCAGCTACTCGGCTACTCGGCCGGACGGTGCAGTGTTCCAGTATTCCAGCGAGACCCGCCCGGACCTTGTGTTCGTGGATGACGCTGCGGTCATCCTGACGGTCACATCCTTTATGACCGAAGTATACGGCAGATTCCCGATTGACATCTACCTTCTGTCCGATGAGGGAGATGTGATCGGTTCGTTCAGTCTGGTGCTGAATGTGGCTCGTGCAGCGGTCAAGAACGGCAAGATCGCCACGCTGACCTATAAGCAGGCGTTGGATGCTGCCGCCAAGGGCATCCTGGAATTCCTCATCACCGATGACGGATACCTCGTGATGCGCTCGGACGATAAGCTTGGACTGGCGCAGGGGTCTGTGTCCAGCACCATTGATAAAGTGGCGAAGGATATCGCGGAAGGCATGGTCACCTCGTCCATCAATATGGATGGACATTTGGTGTTCCAGAGCTGGGATGCGCTGGGTCTGATTTTTGAGATGGACGATGAGGGACACCTCATCGTGAGATACAACGAGGCGTAAGCCGGAAAGGAACTAGAATGGGAGAGTTTGTTGGCAAGCGAGTGGTACCGGACCATGTGGGTGTCTGGGACCAGAAGGAGACCTATGAACCCTTGATGATCGTGCTGGACGGCGAGACCGGTGACAGCTATATCAGCCGTAAGGCTGTGCCTGTGGGTGTCTCGCTGGCAGATGAGAGTTACTGGTCGCTGTGTGCCCATTATTCCGCACAGATGCGGAAGCTGGAACAGGACGTGGACGTGGATGTCCAGCAGATGCACAGTGATGTTACAGCAGTTAAGAATGCCATGAGTCAGGAGTTCCAGGAGACCCATACGGCAATCAGCAAGGAACTGGATGATACGCACAAGGCGATCAGTCAGGAGCTGTCCGAAACGGAACAGCGTGTCAATGAGAATCTGGAACAGACCAGTTCGGAGTTGACTGGCAAGGTCGAACAAGCCAAGTCCGACCTGAACACCGGCCGGCAGGAACTGAAGGATGCCAAGGATACGCTGAACAAACGGATGGACAGCATTGCCGGGGGAAAGACCTCGGATGCGGAGATTCTGGATGCTCGTGTGGATTCGTATGGTCATACGCATAATACTCTTGGAAATGCGATACGAGCTCTGAGAGCCGGTGAGATGCGGGAGGCTGTGCATGAACAACTGGCTGAAAAGTATGTTCAGGAGCTTTTAGAAACAGAAGTAAAGAAAATCCACGGAGGAGAATTGTACTATCCATATGATTCATCGACCTTTAGCGGCTGGGTTTCCTCGTATTTGATCGACGAAAGTATTCTTGTAACAGGAATTGAATTTATCGTCAAGGCACGTAGTGAAAGAATCAGTCAAATTCGTGTTGCAATAGCATTCGATGATGCTAGTGAAGAGAAAATCTCCTTTAACAAGTACCTCAATGTCACAATTGAGCCTAACGATGAAAAACGTGTTCACTGTGATGTGAATGGGTTGTTCTTTGAACAAGGAAGAAAAGTCTTCATCCTTCTACAAGCGGATGTGATTTGCACAAACGTGTTTGGTAGTCAAGAAGCAACTTCGGGTAGTTTGTATACCACGAACGGTCAGTTTGCCAAAATGGAAGATTGTTCAACGGGGGGACGTTACAATTTGGCTGTATGGCTGACCGGCTATAATCCGAATAAAGCAAAGTGGCGAGAAGTTGAGAAAAATATAAAAGAAAGCTTGGCAAAGCTGAAAAACTCATTTCAGGATTCATGGGCTGTATCGGATGAGCAAAATCTTGTGCCTGTATCCTATGCTGTTTTGAGTTATACAACTTCAACCTTTACTGGTTGGGCAGCTCCAATTGGGAAAGCCAAGCATTTCAACACTCTAGTTTTTACGATAGAAAATCGCAAAGAAAACAATGCCTATATTGAAAAAATACGCTGTGTGGTTTCTGTAAACAATCATAAGGGGGCTATTCTTGCAGACGAAACAAGAGAAGGTTTCCATATCAAATCTGGTGAGAGAAGAAAGATTGAGTTTCGTTTTTCAACACCCATTGAAAATGAGAATTCAGTAGAACTTTATGCGGGGTTTACCTGTGATCAGCATATTAGTGTTATGTTTGGCAATACAGGCAAGAATCTTAATCCTCCTGATTACGGCGCAGTCTGTTACACATGTCAGGCAGGAGATGGACCGTTCAGAGTTGACAAAGAACTGAAAGACTGGTTTCCAATTCATGATACAGAGCTGATCAATCAGGATAGACCTGATATGTTTGTTGAGTACCTGGAGAGTATATATCAACTGAGGAAGCATCAGCTTGATCAAGTCATTGAGGTAGTAGAAAACCTCTTGGATAAAGCCCAACTGAGCAATCCTCAAAGCGAAAATGTCCAGCAGAGAATTGATGCAGCAATCAAGCAACTTGCAATCGATGAAACCATTTCGAGTGTTAAACAGGGCTTTGATGAGAAAATTGAAAAGCTGAACATTGAAACTCCTCCGAGAGTAGTTCTGCCAGACAAGATATATGGCGTTGTTGATGATACACTGCAACTTTTCTACCGTGGCATTGTAGAACATCCAAATCCATATAACTTTAATTTGGAGTGCATTTGTGATATCGGAAAAAATACAAATCGCTATTTTGAAGTGACACCTAAAGCTGATCAAGAGGGTGAACATAAATTGACGCTGAATGTTCGAGATTGCAGTGACCGAATTATTGCCTCTGCAACGACTACTCTTGCTATCAGAAAAGCAGGGCAGAGCCCGATAGAAAAGAAAAATATTCTATGTATAGGGGACAGCTTGACGACAGGTGGTGAGTGGTGTGTTGAATTGGCAAGACGTGTCCTCGAAACGGGTGGTTCGCCAAGCGGTCTGGGTAGAAACAATATTGAGTTCATTGGAACAAAGAAAAGAGGCCAAATAGGCTACGAAGGTTATGGTGGCTGGACTTGGGCTAGTTACCTTGCCAAACCGTCAAACACAAGTCTCGGAATGTGGGTGTATTCGACACATGACAAAGACAATACGGATCAACACAGTCTCTGGCGTGATGAAAATGGAAATGTCTGGCAAATGGAGACGATTGAGAAGAAAAGAATTAAGTTTACCAGGTTTCAGAGCCACACAGGTAAAATGCCTGTGGGGGGAGGGAACTTAACTCATTTGTCAAATGCGACTCACCCGGAAGCAATCGCCTTTACGAGTACAGGTTATGCTGAAGGTAATCCGTTTTGGGATGCTGTGCAAGATAAGATCAGCTTTAAATCATATTGTGAAAGAAATGGCTTTGCAGGGATAGATTTTGTCTATACCTTGCTCAGCTGGAATGCTCTTGGCGGATATTGCTCTACACCAGATGCTTATACAGTCAAAATTCATGTAGAAAATGCGAAAGAGTTCATTAGAAAACTGCATGATGAATTCCCTGAAGCGAAGGTAAAGGTAATGGGAATTCAAATGCCGTCTTTCAATGGAGGAACTGGAGCTAACTATGGCGCGAATAGTGCATATTCTAATCCCTATGCACTTAGTAGGAGCGTAATGGGAATGAATTTGGCATATCAGTCTTTGGCAAATGATGAAGAGTTTAAGAATTATGTGGAGTTTTTGAACGTTGCCACACAGTTTGATAGCGAATACAATATGCCAGCAACGAGCAAACAGGTTAACACAAGGAATAAGATTACCGAGGCAGTCGGAACGAATGGTGTTCATCCGGCAATTGAAGGATATATGCAGATAGCAGATGTTGCTTTTAGAAATATGGCAATATGTGTACTGCCGCAAAACTAAGATAGGAGCTTTCATGAATAAGAACGTGATTATGGTAAAAATTTTCGGGGGGGTACTCCTGAAAGCTGATTTTCATCCTCCCCCTGCTTGCGAAAAAGACGTTGGTAAGCCTTTGAGCAAGCAGAAGGGAGAATGAAGTCATGGGTGAATTCGTAGGCGGACGCATTGTGCCGAAGCATTGCGGTGCATGGAATAAGAGAAGCAAGTACGAGATGCTCAGTATCGTGTATCAGCCGGAGACAGGCGACAGCTATATTAGCCGCAGGTCCGTCCCGGCGGGTACTGCTTTGAGCAGCGAGGAATACTGGGCGATCTGCTCGGAGTATTCCGCACAGGTCCGTAAGCTGGAGCAGGATGTTGATGCTGATGTCGAGTAGATGCACACTGACCTTACACAGACCAAGGCTGATATGAGCAGGGAGTTTTCGGAAACTCATACAGCTATCAGCAAAGAATTGACAGATACGCATACGGCTATCAGTCAGGAACTCTCAACTACCGAGCAGCGTATTGCCAAAAATCTTCAGGAAACGACCACTACCCTGACCGGACAGGTGACTACCGCCAGAAATGATCTCGCAGCCGGGAGAAAGGATCTGGAAACCACCAAGAATCAGCTTACAGCTCGGATGAACAGTATTGTCGGTGGTAATACCACTGATACAGAGATCCTTGATGCCCGTGTGGATGCAGATGGAAAAACCTATGCCAATCTGAGTGAGCGCTTGAAGGCAGTGGATGCCTACTATGCAGGGGCCGACGCTGAGACTGTGGATGGCACCGCTCACGGAAGTCTTGCGAAGTATATTCACGAGGAATGGCGCAACGACTATGACCTGATTCGAGGCGAGACCTTTTATAAAGGCCATGTGGATGTTAGTGGGCTGAATGCCAGCGATGATATGTCGGGGTGTGTTGATTCTAATGGCGAAGGCTATTATCTGTTGATCCCGACCGGGAATCTCCATGACGCCAAGCTAAATGTCCTTTTTTATGGGCTGCGCGGCAAGCCTGCTTTTATGCGTGGCAATTGGGGCGGCATGGAGGGTGACTTCCATTATGCTGGACGACTGTCCATTGTTCCTGCTCAGCATTTTAGGGAGATGGATGATGGCGGCATTATGATGCTGACATCAATTTCCGTATGGAACCGCAGTTCTGCGAAGTATCTCTATATCAATCTGACCGAGGAGGAAGCAGCGAAAGCACAGGTTGTTGTTTGTGATACGGAAGGAACGCCGTGTATGAACTGCCTGACGGAACTTTTGAACCGAGTAGGTGCAGATAGGGATCGGAGGGCAGTCCAGAGAGAGGCGGCGATTCTGAGCAAGATCGAACAGGACAAGCAGACTGAATTGGAGCCGATTCGGACTGCGGTGGCAGAGAACAAGACCGCTATTGACAATCAGAACAAGGCTGTGGAGGAGAAACTCGCAAAATGGAACGAATCCGTGAAGGAATCTATTGAACAGGCTTTGCAGGTGCAGAACTCCAACTGGAGAGGGAAGACCATCAACTTTATCGGGGACTCCATCACTTATGGAGCGTATACCCCTGTGGGCGGTTCTTCTCCCAATAAGCGGGCTGAAAAGCGCTATTGTGAAATCGCCTGTGAGCGTCTGGGCGCAACCTGCCGAAACTATGGTGTGTCTGGCATCAGCATTTCCAGTACCTCGTACCAGTCTCCGACCGGTGCGATTTCTCTGCGATATTCGAGTATGGACGCTGCGGCAGACATGGTCGTGATCGCAGGAGGCACCAATGACTACGGCACCGGTGTTGCGCTCGGAACAATTGCTGACACCACAGATGTATCGTTCTATGGAGCCCTTCATGTACTGTGCAGTGGGCTTTGCGAGAAGTATCCCGGCAAGCGCATCGTTTTCCTGACACCGTTCCACCGTTCCAGTGAAGCTGCTAACAAGGTGGGTGCTACACTGGCTCAGTACAAACAGGCTATCTACGATGTGGCACGAGATGAGTTCGGCTTTGCAGTGCTGGATGGCTGGACTGTTGGTCTGAGTCCGAAAAACGCTAAGGTGAAAGCAGAGTATATCGTTGACGGTGTGCATCCGAACCCCATCGGACATGAACTGATCGGAGCCAGTCTTGCTCGTATGCTGAACGCCATTTAATACCCCACAGCTCTACGGCTGTGTTAATATAGATCACCATTACACAGGGACGGCGAAAACCGTCCCATTCTTTATGCCCGGAAACGGGCAGGAAAGGCAAGGTACAAGTATGCAAAATGTAATCGACAAGCTCCAGTTTGCTTTTGCGGCACTGGGCGGTTTTCTCGGCTGGTTTTTCGGAGGCTTTGATGGCTTCCTCTACGCACTCATCGTCTTTGTGGTGACCGACTACTTCACCGGCATCCTTGCGGCGGGTATCCGCAAGGAACTGTCCAGCGAAGTGGGCTTTAAGGGAATTGCTAAGAAGGTGTGCATCTTCCTGCTGGTAGGTATGGCGAATGTGATCGATACGCAGGTGCTTCAGAACGGCGCAGCGATTCGCACCGCCGTGATCTTCTTCTACCTGTCCAATGAAGGTCTGTCCATTCTGGAAAATTCTGCTGTGATCGGTATTCCCATCCCCGAAAAGCTGAAGGATATGCTGATCCAGCTGACCAACGAGAAGCATATCCCGGACAAGGATGATGAGAACGAAGAGTAACGATACAGCTTCTCACCGTTTTCATTGTGCTTTATGAGAAATTATGGGAAAACAGGGTACCAAATGCCGAATTTCAGTAAGCATAATGAGAGAAGTTTTCTGAAAAGTACCTCCCAAAAGCCAAAAAATCGTGCGCTTTATGAAGGAGTCTATTGGGAGAGGGCGACCTCTCCCTCAATTTTGATGGAGGAACGACTATGAGTGAATATCCTGCAAAGCTGAACACCGGCTATTATCGTGTTCGGACCGATTGGAACGATGACGCATCCCAGCTCGGTGCATATAAGCTGCTGGCGAATGCAAAGGCAAAGTGTGACGAGAATCCCGGCAGCTATGTTTTTGCCGAGGACGGCACCGTGATCTACCCGGCGGATGAGCCCACGACTCGGGAGGAGAACGCTGAGGAGAAGCCTGTAACGGATTTCCCGGAGGAGAATACCTCGGAGGAGGACTCCGCAGTGGAAGGTGAGCAGCCTTCGGAGGGCACCCCGGCTGAGGAGTTTCCGTCTGCAGAACCTTTGCCGGATGCCATTGCTTATGGCAAGCTGAAAACTCTGATGAACATCCGCAAGGCACCGAGTCTGGATGCAGAAGTGGTTGCCGTGTATGCCAAGAACTGCATTGTGGATGTTCTGGAACACTGTGGGGACTGGCTGAAGATCAAGTGCCCGGAGGCAGAGGACGGCGTGGCGTATGTCCTGAATGCCGAGGACGCTTACGCCTTTGTGGGCAGGGAGGTCTACACCGTAGCTCCCGGCGATAACCTCTGGCGTATCTCGGAGCGCAAGCTCGGCAGCGGTGTCCACTATACCGAGATCCGGGCTCTGAACGGGCTGACGTCCAACTGCATCCTGATTGGTATGAAGCTGCTGCTGCCCTGACCAAGAATCGAATCTACACTATCTGGCCCGGAGAAATCCGGGCTTTTTTCTATTGGAGGAATCTTCTATGGCATACACTAACAGTCCCTTAGTGGATTATACGAACCTCAGCCCGAACCATTCCGGCTTGCGGACACACAGCATCGACCGCATCACCCCGCACTGTGTGGTGGGGCAGTTGTCTGCGGAAAGTATCTGCGGCTGCTTCACCAGTACCTCCCGGCAGGCAAGCTGTAACTACGGCATCGGCAAGGACGGTCGTGTGTCGCTTTGTGTCGAGGAGAAGAACCGGAGCTGGTGCTCTTCCAGTGCAGCAAACGACCAGCGGGCTATCACTATCGAGTGCGCCAGCGACCTGACCCACCCTTATGCGATGAACAGTGCAGTGTACACTTCGCTGATCGAGCTTTGCACCGACATCTGCAAGCGGAATGGTAAGGCAAAACTGCTCTGGCTGGGGGACAAGAATAAAACTCTCAATTACGCTCCTGCGGCTGATGAGATGGTTCTGACCGTCCACCGCTGGTATGCGAACAAAGCCTGCCCCGGCGACTGGCTGTACAGCCGCCTCGGTGATCTGGCTGCTAAGGTGACGGTGGCACTCGGCACTCCGGCTGTGTCCACTGGTTTGCAGGCAACCTCTTTGAAGGACATGGAGCCAGCGGCTGTCGTGGCAAAGGTGGCATCGATGTTCATGGCTAACCAGCGGCAGTCCGGTATCCTTGCCAGCGTGTCCATGGCGCAGTTCATTCTGGAATCTGGCTACGGCAAGTCCGAGCTGGCACAGGATGCCAATAACTGTTTTGGCATGAAGGCATCACTTTCCGGGAACACCTGGTCGGGTTTTGCCTGGGATGGGCATTCCGTGTATTCGATGAAAACCGGGGAGCAGAACACGGACGGCAGCTATGTAAGCATTACGGCAGACTTCCGAAAGTACAGTTCCATTGAGGACTCTATCAACGACCATTCCGCTTACCTGCTGGGAGCTATGAACGGCAGCCAAAAGCGGTACGAAGGACTGGCAGGCTGCACTGACTACAAGAAAGCCGTGCAGATCATCAAGGACGGCGGTTACGCGACGAGCCTTGACTATGTACAGAACCTTTGCCGGATCATTGAGCAGTGGAACCTGACCCAGTACGATGCGGCGGTAGCCACTACGCCCACTACGGCCTTGTACCGTGTGCGCAAGAATTGGCCGGATGCCGCATCCCAGAAGGGTGCGTTCCGTGACCTCGGTAACGCAAAAGCGTGTGCGGACAAGAACCCTGGCTATTCTGTGTTCGATGAGAACGGCAAGGTCGTCTATCCCACCAGCACGGTGTTTCAGCCCTACACGGTCCGGGTGTCCATCTCTGACCTGCACATCCGCAAGGGCCCCGGCACGAACTACGGTTCCCGTGGTTTTACTGGCAAGGGTGTGTTCACCATTGTTTCGGAGGCAACAGGCAAGGGCGCATCCAAGTGGGGCTTGCTGAAATCCTATGCCAGCAAGCGTAACGGCTGGATCAGCCTCGATTACGTCAAGAAGGTCTAATATCACCTCGTTGCGATGACACAAAAGCACTCTCTGGCACATAGACCGGGCTGATTCAAACGTCGCACTCTGGGCTTCCCAATTTGACCGGGAAGCCCTTTACATTTGTCATATATGCTGCAATTCAGGCGTTCTGTCAGGCAGATAGTTTGTCGGTAATATGCCGATTTATCTGGGCGACAGAACTTGCTATTCAGCCATACATGCGGCATTATACGACTACCCCAAGGAGGATGACGCAATGGAAATTGTAGTGAAACAGAAAAGGGCGGCGGCCTATTGCAGAGTCAGCACCGGCATGGAGTGTCAGGAAGGTTCCTATGAGATTCAGAAAAGCTACTTCACAGAGCTGCTCTCCAATAACCCCGATGAGGAACTCGTAAAGGTCTATGCGGATGAAGGCAGCGGACGCAGTACGCAGGGTCGGCCGGAATTCCGACAGATGATTCAAGATTGCATGGATGGCAAAATCGACATCATCTATACCAAGTCCATCTCCCGTTTCTCCCGAAATATGCTTGACTGTGTGACCGTGGTGCGTCAGCTGAAAGAGCTGGGCATCCCGGTCATTTTTGAAAAAGAGGGCATTAACACGATGGATGGCCAGAGCGAGCTGTTCTTCCACATCCTTGCCATCATTGCCGAGGAGGAGTCCAAGAGCATCGGTGAGAATGTTCGAGCAGGCATCGCCTATCTCCATGACCAGGGCATTCCGACCGGCCGTGTGACCTACGGCTTTCGCAGGGTCAACAAGCAGGGTGAATGGAGAATTGAAGAATCCGAGGCCCGCCGTGTCCGCTATGCCTTTGACCAAGCGGCAAAAGGAGTCTGCTACGCAGATATCCGAGCTTGCTTGGATAAGATGGAGGATGAGGAAAATACCGGTGTGTCATGGTCTCAGAATCGAAATCGGCTACCCAATATGCTGAAAAATGTCGCATACATGGGGGATTACTGGACGGATTGCTACTACACGGCCTACGGCAAGAACGGCCACCGATACAGCAAGCGGAACAGGGGAGAACGCGCCCAAGTTCATCTGGAGGACCATCATGAAGGCATTGTCAGCAGAGAGCAGTTCGAGCGTGTGCAGACCATGATTCAGATGGGCTTGCTCCACTCCGGACGAAAAAAATACAATGATGAACAGCAGAAGGTCCTGAACGACCCCAAATGGCAATAAGGAGAAAAGTACATGGAAATTACAGTAGAAAAGGTAGACACTGGGGTACAGAAGCTCGGCTTTCAGGCACTTAGCACCTTGAAAACAGTCCGCGTTGCAGTCTATGCCCGTGTCAGCACGGACCAGGAGATTCAGCTCCACAGCTTGGAGGAGCAGATGAAAGCCTTCCGCGCTAAGATTGCCCAGCACCCTGGCTGGATGTTGGTGGATGTCTACGCCGATGAGGGCATCAGCGGAACCAGCGTGAAAAAGCGTAAAGAGTTCTTGCGGATGATGGAGGATTGCGAGGCAGGCAAGGTCGATTATATCATGGCAAAAAGTATCTCTCGATTTGCCCGCAACACGGTCGAATGTCTGTCCTATGTGCGCCATCTTCAGAGCATCGGTGTCCAGCTTTACTTTGAAAAGGAAGGACTGGATACGGCAACGTCGGTGTCCGAACTGATTCTGACGGTCATGGCGGCTTTTGCACAGGAGGAAAGCCGTTCCATCTCCGAAAACCTGAAATGGGGCATTCGCAAGCGGTTTGAAAGTGGTGAGTCGCGCTGGACCAAGACCTATGGCTATCGGAAGACCAAGGACGGTGAAATTGTCATTGAACCGGACGAAGCTGCCATTGTGCGGATGATTTTCAAAATGTACCAGTACGGCATCCCCATGACGGACATTCTGGATGAGCTGACCTTTATACAGGCTCCTTCCGCAAGGGGCAAGCAGACGTGGAACAAGACCGCCCTTAAGTATCTCCTTGAGAACGAGAAGTACATTGGTGATATGCGGCTTCAGAAATGGGTCAGTGTTGACCATATTTCCCATAGGAGTGTCCGGAACGACTCGACTGTGATTCCGGTCTACAACGTCAGGAACCACCATGTTCCTATTATCGACCGCCATACCTACCAGCAGGTACAGCGCATTATGGAACTGAAATCTCCGCATGGGGAGTACAGCCGGTATCCCTACTTCGATACAAACATTGTCTGCCCGCTGTGTGGGAAGAAGATGATTCCGAGGGTCATGAAAGTGAACAGCCACAAGCGCATCCTTGGCTGCTTTGATGTGGACGGCTGCCGTGGGTATGCGGTCAAAGGGTATCTTGTGGATGCTGCCCTGCTGAAAGCCTACAACACCCTTGAAATCAAGGAAAAGAAGCGGACGGTAGCTATGCAGAGGATGCTGGAAATCAAGGCAGAGAGCCCGAAACTGGACACCGTCCAGTATTACTGGCTGGATGACTTGGTGGGGCACATTGAATTTAAACAGGACACCATGCGGGTGTTCTGGAAATGTGGTCTGGAGAGCGAGGTTGCTTTGAATGCATCCAAGGTTGAGGAACCGACCCATGTGGCAGAGCTTTATCGGAACTCGCTGGACCGTGCGCAGCGGAGCGAGAACAAGCCGGTGAGCGTGGTGCGGGCTGATAAGAAGTCAGTGAATACGAGGGAGGCACAGCGTAATGCTGCCATGCAGACGGCAAAGAACCTCCGTGCCAAGGAGAATGGAGTAGCAGCAAATGATTATTAAAAAGGTAATGCCAAAAATTCCAGTGGCAAAGAAACGTGTGGCCGCGTATTGCCGTGTCAGCACTTTTCGCAACGAGCAGGATGAAAGCTTTGAAACTCAGCAGAAGTATTACGAGGAGCTGATCCAAAGTCGTCCCGACTGGGAACTGGTTAAGGTATATGCTGACCGGCATTCTGCTACACGAGTGAAAAATCGACCGGGTTTTCAGGAAATGGCGGCGGCCGCCGAAGCCAAGAAGATGGATATTATCATTTGCAAGAGTATTTCCCGGTTTTCTCGGAACATGGTGGATTGCCAGCAGTATGCCAAATGGTTTAGAACGCTGGGGGTTACAATCATTTTTGAGGAACAAAATATCCGCACAGATGATCCAACCTGTGATTTCGTTCTATCCATCTTGGCAGCAGTGGCACAGGATGAAAGTCATTCTATCAGTGAAAATGAAAAGGCTGCTTATGCAAGCCGATTTGCACGAGGTGAGTACAATCTCGGCAATAATCGTATTCTCGGCTACGACTGTGTGGATGGCGAACTGGTTCCCAACAAGGACGCTTGGATTGTAAAGGAAGTATTCCGCAGATTCATCGAAGGCGAGAGCTATAGGCAAATCGCTAAAGAGCTGGGAGAGCTGGGGGCTCAATCGTTGCACAGTAAAAAGGGGTTTGGAGTAGAAACTCTCCGGTACATGGTTTCAAATGAAACCTATGTGGGTGACAAGCGGTTGCAGAAGAAAGCTCCGTTGGACTACCTGACCAAGAAGCCCGATCCGAATCAGAAGGTGGAATCTAATTATCTGTGGGATGACCATGAAGCAATCATAGATCGGGAGACCTGGGATAAGGCACAAAAAATTCTGGAAAAACGAAAAGAGCTGGCACAGGTCGGTATTCATAAAACGAACAGGGAGCATCACTTCCTCTACGGTAAAGTATTCTGTGGAGAATGTGGTGCCCCTTTTTTGCGCCGGACTTTGAAAGCTGCTGGTGGTTCCAAGACGCAGAGTACCTATAAAGCGTGGAACTGCCGGAATCGGCAAAAGGGGAAAGGTAAAGAGCGATGCGGCAACCGCTTTGTTAAGGAAAAGGAACTTATCGAAGCAATCCTACAAGAATTGGAGTGGCCGACCATGGATCAGGACCGGTTTGAAAAGGAAGTATCGAAGGTACTAGTATATCCAGACCATATTGAAGTTGAGAAGAACTGATACAGCCCACCGGGTCACTTTCTGGCTTTGCGAATATGCAAAGGGAGATGGTGACTCGGTGGGCTTTTTTATTTGGACGGGATTGCTATGTATAGAGTTTTGCTTTATGCTGGGTGCCAGAGACACACGATCAGGAGGAAATCGTATGAAGCATGAACTTGAACAGGTACATATTGAATCCTATGGATTGACTGGGTCGGAGATGGTAGTTGCCGCAGCAATCAAAGTTTACTTGATGAATTTGCCATGGTCCGACGCGAAAAAGAAAATGGATGCAGTGATAAGCTTGGAGAGAGGGGCAGTGACGGTCGATGGGAGAACCCTGTCTGGTTTGGTGAACGATTCGGTAGAATACGCTCTGGGAGCAGTAGGCCAGAAAACTGAGCTTGCGCCAGAATTATGGCAGACAATGGAGGCCCAGCTTAAGTCGGTGAACGGATCGGTTACAGTTCAAACAGTAGCCACAGGGCTGTTAGATTTCCTGTACGATTGCTGGACTTCAACTAAAAGGTAGACCTTGGTTACATACAGCCTGCATAGACCACAGAAGCACCCTCTGGAAAAGAAGGTGCAGCGGTGGCTTATGCGGGCAATTTTTGTTTATACGCCGAGGCTGTAAAGGATGGCGCGTAATTCTTTCAAGGTACGAGTGAGAATTTCAGCTTCGAGTTCGTTGCAGTCAATCAGAAGCCGATGAACTTCGGTGTCTGATGTGGAAACGGAGTGGGTCAGACTATCGACAAGCAGGTCATCTGTAGAAACGCCGAGAGTGTTTGCAATCTCTACGATTGTTTCAAGACTTGGTCGGCAGGCAGCGGTTTCGTGCTGACTGATGTATTGACGGGAAAGATGAACCTCGTATGCAAAGTATTCTTGCGTGAGGTGAGACTGGTTCCGAAAAAACGCTATACGTTTTCCGAGCGCAGGGTAGTCTATAGGCATGGCTTTACCTCCAAACGGGCCCGCATAAGAACAAGACAATTATTGCGCCGAACAAAACACATAGCAAATTAATGCGGTAAGGATGCAACCTTCCTCCCCTTACGGTGTTGCATCCTTAGAGAATATTTTCTATCAAATGTCAAGCAGTAGTTGACATTTAGAAAAACGTGTCGTCTACTGCTTGACAGTCAACTCGCCAGTGCAGATGTATAATAAAACTGAAGAACTCTAAGGGTTATACAATGCGGGAACGGGGGATTGGGACGAGTGCAAGAAGGACTTTTGACGCTGTATAGTGAGGTCGAATCATCGCCAGTCCGCTGGCTCTGGTATCCATATATTGCAATTGGAAAAATAACCTTGCTACAGGGAGACCCCGGTGATGGCAAGTCTACAATGATGATGAATCTGATTGCTGAAATAACCACAGGAGGTGCCTTTCCTGACGGAAAACCATTGGAGCAACCACAGAGGGTTATCTACCAATGCTCAGAAGACGGGGTTGCGGATACGATAAAACCCCGTCTGGAAGAACAGGGCGCAGACTGCAGCAAAGTGGCATTTATCAATGAAGAAGTCAACAGTGGGCTGACACTCGATGATGAACGCATTAGGGATGCAATCGTTGCGTTTCGACCGAGGCTTGTTGTGATTGACCCAATTCAAGCATACCTCTCCAGTGACTCCGATTTGCAGATTGCTGGAAAAGCAAGGCGGCTGATGCAGCACCTTGGAATGTGGGCGGCTACCTATGATTGCGCCATTGTGCTGATAGGGCACTTGAACAAAAAGGAAGGCATAAAAGGCTTGTATAGAAGTCTTGGAAGCATTGACGTGGTGGCGGCTGCAAGAAGTGTGTTGCAGATTGAGCGCGATGCAGAAAACATGGATATCCGTGTCGTTCACCAGATAAAAAACAGCTTAGGACCAGATGGGTCTAAAATCAGTTTCTCGATAACAGAGGATTACGGGTTCCAATGGCTGGATTCCATATCTGAAAGCTGCGATGAAAAACAAGAAGTGCAGACTTTGGAGTATAAGACAAAAACGGAAATGGCTTGCGCTCTTTTGAAGCAGTATCTTGTAAAAGGTGATATGGCATCAAAAGAAATCTATGAAAGGCTTGGAGAAGCTGGAATAAGTCGCAGAACCATAGCTGAGACGAAGCGCGTGCTAGGAATACAGAGCTATAGAAAAATGCGCCAGTGGTACTGGACGCTCAGGGAATAAGGTGAAACCGTGAAAGAAAACAGTGGACAAGACCGTAAGCAGAAAATCCGTGATAAATATAAAGGCACGGATGCGTCTGAAATCGAAATAATCCCTGCAAAGCCTACTGCGGATTTTATGGAGAGCGGTGGAATTCGCCGTGTGGCGGCCTATGTTCGGGTCTCAACGGATAATGACGAACAGACATCTTCTTATGAACTTCAAAAGAATTATTATACTGAGTACATTACAGGACATCCTGGATGGGAACTTGTTGGAATCTATGCAGATGAAGGTATAAGCGGAACATCTATTGCACACCGAAAAGGCATGCTCCAGATGATTGAGGATTGCAAAGCCGGGAAAATAGATTTGATCATGACCAAGTCGATTGCTCGATTTGCAAGAAACATCGTTGATTGCCTTTCTGTTATTGACCTTCTGAAAAACCTTGAACCGCCTGTAGGTGTTCAGTTTGAAGCAGACAACATTTATACGCTTGACAATAATGGACGAATGATCTTGACGATTTTGGCCTCGGTTGCTGAAGAAGAATCCCATTCAAAATCGGTCATTATGAACTGGTCGATTGAACGCCGGTTTAGGAAGGGACTGTTTTTAACACCAGAGCTGCTTGGCTATGACCGGGACGAAGATGGTGACCTTATCGTCAATGAGGACGAAGCTGAAACTGTAAAAGCAATCTACTATCTTTACTTGAATGGTGTTTCATTTTCTGATATTGCAGAATTGCTTAAAGCCTATAAACGCAAGACAAAGCAGGGAAGTTATGAGTGGAGCGCAAGCACACTGGCCGAGATTGTTGCAAATGAACGTCATTGTGGTGATATTAGGGCGTGGAAGACATTTACCCCTAATTTTTTGACACACAAAGCCAAAAAGAACAATGGTGAAAGAACGCAGTTTAGAAGAAAAAATCATCATGAAGCCATAGTTTCTCGAACTGTATATGAAGCAGCAAATTTTCTTCGGGCATCACGTGCCTATGCGAAGAAAGCTAGGCCCTTGCCTGTACTAAGCGTTGTTGACAATGGAATCCTTCGAGGATATGTACCACTGGATAAAGACTGGACCGGATTCTCAACGGATGAATATCAAAAGGCATCTGAAAGTGTTATGAGCGAGTTGGAGGACACGCGGCAGATTGAATATAAAGCAGGATTAGACATGCGTGGCTATGAGGTGGTTCGGTCTCAGTATTTCTCTACTACGCAAAACCCTGCGATGACAATAGCAGATGGAAAACTGTGCTTTAATACGGCCTGCCTCAAAAAATTTGAGAATGTGGAGTATGTAGAGCTGCTGTTGAATTCAGTGAACAGGTGTATTGCTGTTCGACCGTGTGATGGGAACAATCCAAATGCAATTCACTGGGGAAAGCTGCGCGAAGGGCGGTGGTGTGCGCTGTCCAAGTCGTGCCGTGGATTGGCGAAAACGCTGTTTGACATTATGGATTGGGATCAGGACCTGAAATACCGTTTCCGTGGTGACTTTATCGAGAATGATGACCAAAAGGTTATGCTGTTTCAACTGGACGAACCTGAAATGGTAAAGACGGAGAACATCGTTCTTCCGCCCAAAGAAGCTGAAACAGATGACCGAGCTGAAATCGCAGGGAGGACAGTTAAGCAGATTATTAACATTTTGCCTCCGGAATGGGAGGACACATTTGGAAGACCGATTATCAGCATCGGAGAGATTAATCTACTGGAGCAGAGGCACTATGCGGCTGACTGGGATGTTTTGCGGCCGGCAAAGGAACTGGCCGAATACAGTACATTGACCTCAGAAGACCTTGAAGAACTTTTACATGAAGCAGAGAAAATAATAGAAGGGTGGCCTATACCAGATGAACATGGAGCTGGCGAATCAGCAGACAATGGAGATGGAGAATCCGCAGGTGTTGGAACTGAGTGCGGAGCAGATGTCGGAGCGGGAACAGAGGAGAACGGAGATCGAGCAGACCTTTGATTATGATGGCTATCAGGTCGCCCGGAGGGAACTTTTTGCACATCTTCGAGATCCCGCCATTATAATAAGGAAAGACAGCATCACATTCAACACGGCCTGCATTGCAGGTTTGGAGGATGTGGTGTACGTCAACATCATGTTTAACAGCGACTTAAAGCGGCTTGTAGTTAAAGGCTGTAATGAAAATGACAGGGATGCTCTGCGCTGGTGTATCGCAAAACCGGACAAGCGTAAGAGTCGGAAAATGTCCTGCAGGTTATTTTCAGAATTGCTTTATAAGGAAATGGATTGGTCCGGTGACTGCCGGTATAAGATCCTCGGATACCGCATCGAGTTCGAGGGCGAAGCTCTCTATGTGTTTGACCTTGTGGCGGCCGAGGTGTTCCACGAGTGTAAAAAGAAGCAGTCTGCTGATCAACAACCTACGACAGTGGCCGAAGAGAATACGGAAGAACAGCCTGTGAATCCTCGGAAGGGTTACTACCCAGATGACATCGCGGGTACATTTGGCATGCCTGTTGAGCAGCATCGCCAAGAGTCTGAGCTGAGGCAAATGGATGGTTTTGTCTCGGTTGGAATGCTTACGGGTATGCCCGGACAACAGCAAAATCTATAAAAATTGAATTTGAGCACCAAGGGGGGAGTCTACCCTTTTTCAGGAAGGAGGAAAAATTATGCCAGCAAAGACATGGCAGCAGAATATGCTGGGGATTACATTTCGATATGCAGACGGTCGCATCACGGTCTTCCGGAGCGCCCTTGAATCTATTGGCCGCCCAGAATTCTATCATTTTCTCTACAACCCGACCAAGCAGATGTTTGCAATACAAGCGTGTGGGATGGATGCAGAGGGGGCCAATCGTGTTCCAAAGAAAAATCAGGACGACCGATATGAGATCAAGAGCAAGAATCTTGTGCGGCTGCTCTATCAGAGCTGTGGCTGGGACAGAACAAGATCCTACCGGCTGCCGGGTGTTGAGTATCCGCAGCAGAGACTCGTGAATTACGACCTGTGTCGCGCCATTCCCATTTTCGAGGGAAAGGTGGACAAGGAGAACGAAAGTGCACAGGAGCCGGTACAGGCAACTTCTGGGGCAGAGAATATTTGACTGTGCGAGTCTGAAGAAGAAACGGTTAGGCTCCGCAGTCGCAGAGAAAACTGAATAAAAAATGTAGCAGTCCACCAGGTTGCTTTCCAACGAGCTGAGAGATCAGCAGGAAGGAAAGGCTACCCGGTGGGCTGCTTTTTTTGACTTTCAGAGGGCAGTTGCTCCGTGTCTGAACGGGTGTTTATTCCCGACCGCACTTATTTCCTCGTGTCTAAATTGCCGAAGCCTGGGAGGGGCGGAAATCTGCCTCGTGTCCAAACGGATGTTTATTCCTGATGGCACCCCTGTCCTCGTGACTGAATACTATATATTGACGCGAAGAAATATAGAAACGCTAAATATGGTGGTTTGCTCTGCGACCAACGTTGAATCCTGTTTATGCCTGAAAGTACCGAGGGAGTTTCCGAATGGGAAAGCGGATTCGGCCCGACTTTCTGAGTCAGCATTTCCCGGATTTTCTGGTCGCACACCAGATGAAGCGCATCCGCTTTCACGATCTGCGCCATAGTTGTGCCAGTCTGCTCTATGCCAATGGCGTGAGCCTGAAGGAGATTCAGGAGTGGCTGGGTCACAGTGACATCAACACAACAAGCAACATTTATACACATCTGGATTTCTCCAGCAAGGTATCTTCTGCCAATGCCATCGTCAATATTTTCCCAGAAAACACCAAAGTATAAGAAACTAGGCAAAAAAGAAAAACAGCCTAAAATCTTTCGATCCTAAGCTGTTTTGTGATGGAGTGCCGATGGTGGGACTCGAACCCACATGGTTTCCCGAACGATTTTGAGTCGTTTGCGTCTGCCATTCCGCCACATCGGCTTATATTCAATTTTGGGACATTAGTACCGGTTTCTGAAGATTGGAGGGATGTTCAGGAGGGATGTAAGAAATCCCGCTCCGACAAACTTTCAAAATTCAACGAACACTCGTGAATTTCTCGCACAGACACGAAAAGTCACGAAGCGGATTTTGAGTCCCCCTCGTCTGCCATTCCGACACACCGGCGCATCGGTTTGAACGACTTTTATTATACCGGATTCCCTGGGCAAAATCAAGAGAAAGTTTGCGTCTTTTTTCAGATCGTCCCGCATGGCGTAAAATACATGACTCC